ATCATCGAAGATTGCTGCGACGCGGTAGGGAGCACGATCAACGGGCAGATGGTTGGTCGTCGCGGCATAATGTCTACCGTCTCATTTTACCCGGCGCATCACATCACCACCGGCGAAGGTGGCATGGTACTGACTGATAGCCCGCGGCTGAGGAAGATTATCGAGAGTTACCGGGATTGGGGGCGGGACTGCTTCTGTGAGCCAGGAAAGGATAATACCTGCGGGAAACGATTTGACTATGAAATAGATCATAAATATATGTACTCGCGTATCGGGTGGAATCTCAAGGCAAGCGATTTCCAAGCCGCCGTAGGTGTGGCGCAACTGGATAGGCTTGAAGGGTTTATCGAAAAGCGGCGCGAGAACTGGACATATTTGTATAATAACTTGAAGGATTTACCGATTGAGATCGTCCAGGCTTCGCCGGGGAGCAACCCTTCATGGTTCGGCTTTGCTTTTGTTACAGAACACCGTAACAAATTGGCGCGGTATCTGGATGAGCGTGGAGTCGGGAATAGGCCCGCAATGGGCGGCAATCTGCTGAGACAATCCGCGTATAAGAACATAGAGCATCGCGTCATTGGTAATTTAGATGGCGCCAATATCATTCATGAAAAAGCGATTTGGGTCGGCGTCTTTCCAGGGATCAATGAGGAAATGAGAGAGTACCAAGCGGAAACCATTCGGAGTTTTTACAATGGCTAAAACAAACAAGATCACGAAATTTGAGATTCGATCATCTGACGAATTGACAGACCTGACATCGTTCGTAAAAGGCATGGAAGTAAAGCCGTACCATCCATCGCTTTTGCGTCGTTTGTTCAATTGGCTTTGGTGGCAATGGTTCAGGCATAAAATCAACAGGTCATGGAGGAAAATATCAAGAGGTGCAACGATTGAGATTGAATTTGTAAAACGAATACGTGAGCCGTGGAGATGGAACTGATAATGGATAAAGTTTTAGTCGTAGGCGGTACAGGCTTCTGTGGCTTTTGGATGCGGCAAACCGCCCCGCCTGATTTACGTATCAGTTACATCGGCAAAAGCGACTACGAACTCCGGCACTGGAAATGGATGACCTGGGATTACATCGTGCATCTGGCGAATATCTCGCCGTATGAGGTTCTGGAATATGCACAGCCATTCGGTATCCGCGTGCTGTATGCTTCGAGCGGTATTGTCTATCACGATGAGAATGATACCGAGTACAGGCAGAATAAACTCGATTGGGAAAAAGAGTGCCTGGATAGCGGCGTCGATGTGGTCGTTTGTCGGTTGTTTGCATTTCATGGGGAAAGGCTATCAGCAGATCACGCGATAGTAGCATTTGAAAATGCGGCAAGAAAAGGCGAGCCACTGAGAATATTTGGGGATGGAAATACTATTAGAACATATATGAGCGGCGAAGATATGGCGCGGCGAATGTGGGCTGTGTTACTGCATGGCGAGCGCGGCGAATGCTACGACATCGGAGGCATTACGCCGATCACGATGCTTGAATTGGCAAAAAAGATTATCAAGGATAATAACTCAAAGTCAGAAATAGTTGTCGAGAATGGCAAAGACCCAATGCCTTGTTACGTGCCAGTAGATGCAGAAAAAACAGAGAGATTGCTAGATAAGTAATCTCTCTGCTCCCTACCGTACCTCACCCCGCCTAACCAAGCCGTGCCAAACCAGAACCTACCGCACCATACCACGCCACGCCCAGCCGGGCCTTACTTGTGACCATTCACGCGTTCGGAAGTAAAGCGTCCATACTGCGGACGCCAGTCACCTAAACCAACCTGAGAGCCAGAGGCATTAAGCCATCTGTCAACCTGTGCGGGATTGACTAGTGTATCTTCCACATTAAGAGTAACTATGGCAGACCATTCTCGAAAGATGGGACGCATCCGTGAAACACGGGAAGTCTGTACGCGAACAATAGAACTAAAACGGAATTGCTCATCATCCCATAATTCATTAGCTGTACGCGGTCCAGCATATTCAAGCGGCGCATGTTCCAGACAAAAATAACCAGACTTTGAAGTCTGCCCCTCTTTGGATTTCTTAGCGCCTCCCAAGATTGTTGCTTCGATCATGTACGCGGGCAGGACGGGGCCAGACTCATCAAGATACAAGCCCGCCATAAATTCAAGGCGCGCCATTTCCTCATGATCCGCGTCTGTCTTTGCGCGTTTGGATGAAATCTGTTTGATTAACTTCGACCACTTGTTTGTTGGGTCTGCCGTCTGCCCGTTGTGCATTATCAGCGGGGCGGATGAGTTCAGTTTGTATGTTAGTGTTTTCCAAGCCATGATATATCTCCTGTCTTATTTGAATGTTGGTCGTTATCGTTGTGGGTTCGTGTTCCAGTCGTCCATATCTATCTTCACGGATTACGTCCGTAATGAGGTTATGGCAACGGGAGCAAACCGTTATTAGATCATCTTCGATTGATTCGTTTGGAATTTTTGCATAAGCAGATGGACGATGGTGTACCTCCAATTGATAGTGTGTCCCGTCCTCATCACACAGGCGGCAACGATACCCGTCTAGTTTCTTCCTGGCTTTACGTTTTTCGTCCCACTCTTTAGACGCAATATATTTGTTGTAATCCATAGGACACCTTCACAAAGAGCCGCCTCCTTCCTGTTTTTTCGCTTGTTGTCACACGCGCGAGTTTGGGAAAGAGACGGCTCTTTGTGGCGAAAAAATAACCCGCCGCGTGTGACGTAGATATTATAACATGAAACAGAATAATTGTGCTAACATTGTGACACTTATCCACCTTTGCGCCGTCGCTTGGGGCTTGTACGACCGTCACCGTTGGCGGGCGCTGGACAGGCACCGCCGCGAATGCAAAGAGTGTTGGAGTAAGACCTTGCATAAATAGAACAAATCGTCTATAATGTTTGCAGGCAGGAATGCCCAGGCGACGCGCCCTACTGTGTAACAGAAGCGCACAGCCAATAACTAACCGTTAGACTTTGAGCCGGTTGTTCTTTTCTCGAAAGAGAAGGAGAGCAGCCGGTTTTTGCGTTTAATACGCAGAGGGATAAATGCCGAACGTATCGGAATACGACGATAAAGATAAGTGGATGGGGGCTTGTATGCCTGCCATGCTGGAAGAGGGGAAAGAACAGGACGAAGCCGCCGCCGCTTGCATGAGCATATGGGGGGAGAAGAAGTCGTTCTATGGGATGTCTGTGGAAGATGCGGTCAAGCACTTCCTGAAAATCGGCGCGCGGCACACGCGCAAAGAAACAGAGGCGTTCCAGACCGTGCATGACATCATGGTGGAAAACGGCGCTGAGTGTGAAAAGCCAGGGGGTGAAATTCCTATGATGGAGGGTAAATCGCTGGATGAGGAATATATCTACCCCGGCGATGCGGTCAAAGCCACGTCATTGGACGGCGGCGCGGTCAAATTAGGGGGTTATCTGATCCGCTTCGGGGATTCAAAAAATCCAGACCTGGAAGGCGATTACTTCACGAAAAATACCGACTTCGGCGACGCCAAACAATCCGATACATGGTTTAACCACCGTTTACCGATCCGCGTCAAGAAACATAACAACATTGAAGTGAAATACACAGAGCCGCTATCCAATAAAGCGACACTCGCCATTGATGACGTTGGAGTGTTTGCCGAGGTGGTGATCGAAGCGCGTAATGAGTACGAAAAGACAATCGCGGAGCTGGGGCTTGCGGGGAAATTAGCCTGGTCGTCTGGAACTGCATCGCATCTTGTAGACCGCAAAGCAATCAAGAACGGCGTGTGGGAAGTCACGCGCTGGCGCTTAGGTCTGGACGCGTCGCTTACCCCGCATCCGGCAGAGTTCCGCAAGACCAATCAGATACTGCCAATTAAATCGTTACTAACTTCTCATGCGGCGTTGCCCGTTGAGGAGGATAACCAACCAAACCAAAACAAACAAACCAATCAACCTGTTACCAAACAAAGGGAGAACATCATGGAAGAG